TTCGTGGGAATGTGGGGCTAAGGGTTACCTGAGCATATTGAGCGTGTGGTGCTGCAACAGAGTTCTGGAAGCCACGACCAAACCCAGGAGCGGCATTTAGTGTGCTGGTACTCTTGTTAAAGTTATCAATCCAGATAAGTTCGTCATCAACTTCAATGATGCCTTTAGCTAAGTTGGCAGAACTACCTACCGGAACAGCGGTCTGTGTACTAGTTATCGCGCTGTCAAGATATGTAATGCGATCTTGTCGCAGTGTGTATCCAGCAAGAGACGAGCGTACCTCGTCAATCATATCACTGAGTGTTGCCATTTATTTTCTCCTGGTAAAACTTCAGATTGTTCTGAAGCCTCTCGTCGTTGGGTGATATCTCTACTGCTTTCTTGCCGTGTTCATAAGCAAGTTCTGCCATTCCTAAATTCCATGCTGATACAGCTATCAAGTCATGGGGCATGTGGCCCCACATCTCATCATCAGATATAAATGAAGTGTCTCGTTCGCTGTATGCTAGACCCTTAGTTGCTGTGTCTAGACACTCTTCCCATCTCTTATTCCTGAAGTAATAGTTAGATAGTACGAGGTACGAATCTCTACCAGGATAAGCATCTACTGCTAATAGCAAGTAATGCTCTTCGTTGTCTGGCTCACATTTAGAAAGCATCTTATACGCTGTAGCTTTCTCAGCTGGGAACTTTGACTTATCAATGTATAGAAGAAGAAAGTCAGCTGCTTCCTCATACCTTTGGTAGTAGTAGTACTCCCTACCCAAGTAGTACAAGTATCTTGGGTTGTTTGGGTCTTCAACCACTGCGGCCTCTAGCATAGGAATGTAGTCAGCTCTTGACTTGCTATGATCTGGTAAGTGTTTGATTGTTAAGTTGCACTTGCCATAGACTTCTGTGCGTTGGTACGACTCGGGCACTTCATGTATAGAATAAACCCAGCGTATATTCTTTCTGGTGTGTATTCTAAACCCATCGAAGACACTTACTGAGTTGCCATCTTTATCTACAGAGTGAACAAAATTATACGATGGTCGTGTTATGCCTTTGTCAAAAGCTTTCTTTAGTTGCCACTTCCACCCTGGCTCCAAGACTTCGTCCATATCCAAGGCTATGCAGTAGTCAATGTCCTCTGGCAGTAAAGCTAACGATGCATTGCGAGCATCATCAAATCGCCAAGGATTGATACTGATGGAGTAAACATTAATGCCAAGTTCTTTTGCCTTGGCTATAGTGTTGTCGGTAGAACCAGTGTCAGCAATAAGCAAGTAGTCTGCTTCCTTAGCTGATTCATACCAACGTTCGACAAATTTCTCTTCGTTCTTAGCAATGGTATACACTGCTACTTTCATTAAGTTATCCTTCGATAGCTGGAGGTACTATTTCGCCCTCAATAATGTTTGGTGGTGGTGGATTATCTGGATCAAGCCCGTAGGCAATAAACAACTCTCTGCGTTTTTCTTCGGAAAGTTCTACTATCTCCTCTTGAACTGGGTTAATAAATTCCCCGTCTTCGTACAGAAAGTCTATTCCTACTATCTGATCTTGTCCATATTCAGCACAAGTCATACCAGTAATACTTTCTGCATCTTCCAAAGAATCTGCAATAATTATATTTCTAACTATATTATCGTGTAGTACTGCAAAGTTTTTCATTGTATCTCCTACGCGTAGTATTCTACCAAGACATAACCAGAACCGCCGCTGCCTCCGCTATTTCCAGACAAACCAGCTCCGGTTCCACATCCACCTCCACCGCCGCCTCCTGTGTTGGCAGCAGCCGATTGCCCTGCTAGTGAACCATAAACTCCTCTTTGTCCTGGAGAGGTTCGCGTTCCGGCACTTCCAGCTTGGTAAATAATAACGTTGTTTCCACCTTGGCCACCACCGCCGCCTCCAGGTATCCACCACATTTTTCCAAGATAACGCCCTCGGCCTCCAGCCAACCTTGATACTTGTGATGCTCCAGCCCAGCTGTATGTATTACTGTAAGGACTCATTGATACAACATTATCTATTGTACCTTGAGATAAGCTAGTAGTAGCTACTAAGTAATCGTGATAATTACTGCTGCCATATTCTGGGAAACCTGTGTAAGTGCCGCCATCCCAACCCTCATAAGTTCCTCCGTGAATACCAGCAAATTTTTGATCGTATGCTTGGAACTGACCGCTTCCTGGACTTCCCGAACTTCCTCCAGCTCCAGGTAATCCTCCATAATTATTTCCGGATTGAGTGCCACCATTGCTGACAAATCCTGCATTAATCCAAACAGTCTCAGATCCTCCGCCACCGTCAGGTCGCATTGATCCTACGTATCTTACGTGACTAACTGTGCTGCTAGGATAGCTATAACTTCCACCCCAGGCTTCCGCACCTTGTCCAGCGCCACCACCGGGAGCTTCAATAGTTCCAAAGTAAGAAGAACCACCAGCAGTTCCAGGTTGTCCAGAACCATACGCAGAACCTGGGCCTCCGTTTCCTCCGGCACCAATAGTTACAGTTGTATTAGCGGTTACAGCAAAACTTTCAAAGTAAAATCCAGTTCCACTACCACCACCTCCACCGCCCACTCCGGGATAAGAGTAGCCGTAGATGTTTCCTCCACCGCCACCACCTCCACCGCCACCACCAACAACGATTAACTTAACAAGTAGTGGTTTGCTTGGCCCATAACCAGATGGCAAAGTAAATGTACCTGATGACGTAAATAACTGTGTGTATTTTGTCAAACCGCCAGAACTGGCAGGTGGATAAACATTAATTCCCATTAGGCTATCTCCACTCCACTAATGTGTAATGATATTGAGACTGTAGATCCTGCAATTTGAATATCTTCACCAGTTGTCATCACTTGTTTTAGATCAATATAAGCTGTAGTGTTTGCGGCTATGGTCGCGCCGGATTGAATGGGAATACCTGCTATCCAAATATTAAAAGTCTGCGCACTTCCGGCTTGATTACATACTGCTATATTTGTAACAACAGTTGTAGTAGCTGGAGGCACTACGTATACGCTAGTATAACTTGCAGGAAAATTTCCTCTGTATATTTTTTTGGTTGTTGTAGCCATTAATTACTACACCTTTCTTAGTATGCCTGCATTATTTGCATTATCTCTAAATTTGTTGTCCAGTCAATTCCCATACCAGGAACCTTGAACCTTGTAATCTGTGCAACGTTCCCGGCTGGTGCTCCAATAACAATTTGACTAGAAGCGTACTGACCCTCTGCGTCTTGACCTAAAGCAATTGAATATGAAGATGCTTGAGCATTGTATCCAATTGCAACTGCAGAAGGGTACGTCTGTGAGTACGCACCAATTGCTACTGACTGCGCATCTCTAGCACTAGCGTAAGAACCAACCGCAACAGAATAAGCATTAAATGTTGTATCCTGGTACTGGTTTGAATTTACACCAATAGATACGTTATTGTGTCCAGTAAAGAAATTTGTAGAAAAAGAATTTTCACCAATAGCAATGTTATTGTAAGCATTGCTCATACTAGAACCGTTAAAAGCTCCCCATCCAATTGCTACGTTAGAATAGGAATTGGTAGAATTATTCATTGCATTGCTACCAATAGCAACGTTAGCTCCTCCAGTACTATTGTTTCGGAGAGCATAATTTCCTACTGCTACGTTATCACTGCCAGTAGTTGTATATCTTGCAGCTTCAGCTCCTACAGCCGTGTTACTAAAGTTACCACTCCAGGATGGATCAAGAGCGCTCGCTAAGGCAAGTGCTCCTACTGCTGTTTGTCCGTAACCAACGTTTGGGTCTGGGTAATTTGAAAGTGCTTGATGTCCTAGTGCAGTATTGTAATCGCTACTTGCTAGTTGTGTGACACCATAGACAATGCCTTCTACCCAAGGAGTAGCAGGAGGTGATGCAGGTCCAGTAGGACCAGTATCTCCGGTAGGTCCCGTTGGTCCTGTGTCTCCAGTGGGTCCAAAAGGCCCGATAGGTCCGGTAGGGCCGGTATCTCCTGTAGGCCCTGTAGCGCCCGTAGCGCCTGTCGGACCAGTGGGTCCGGTATCTCCAGTAGGACCAGTACTTCCTGTGGCTCCAGTCGGCCCCGTAGAGCCTGTGCTGCCCGTTGCTCCGGTGGGTCCAGTCACGCCTTGCGGACCAGGAGAGCCCTGTGGACCGGTAGCACCAGTAGGTCCCGTTGGGCCTATGGGCCCGGTAACTCCAGGAATTCCTTGTGGCCCTTGGTCAGCCGAGAATGAGACACCAACCTGTGGTGTAATGGATTCAATAACAATGATTGTATCAGACATCAGGCATTCCCTACTGCTGGGGTAACAACAAATGTTCCTTCTAGGACTCTGGTCACCACAGTGCCGGAATCAAAAAGCATATCATAAACTTGTCTATTGGCTTCAAAGCCTGCGGTTACAGCGTATGGTACAGTGACAGTTACTCGGCCATTAGGCCCATCTATAGATACATAGCCATTGGTATTAGTAGCCAACAATGTGGTAGTGGTCGAATTGATGTATGGCTTAACAGTCATTATAACATCATAGTTGGTCAGGTTCCAAGGCGTAACTACACCGTTGTTGTTATCTTGAATTTGAAATTGAAAGTTAAATGTTGCGCCTTGCTCACATACCAAGTTATATTTAGCACTCATTATGGTATCTGCCTTAATGCTTCAGCAGCCTCGAGTCCAGTTGTTCCAGCAAGTTGATTACACACATAGGCTAGGTCGTACCACTTAGGTCGAGTATTCCCTGCCATCTCGTTTAGTACACCAACAAGTTCTGTTACTGTAAGTGCAACTGCTGGATAGGATAACGCAGCCCATTGGCGTGCTGCTTCACCTGGGTCAACCATATCTCCAACAGCAGGATATGTTCCGCCATTAGCAAGACGATTTAATTCCTCAGTAAGTGTTGAACCATACACGCCTAGTGCCATTTTACCACTTCACCTTATCTGCCCAATAAGCTGCGGACATTGGACCTTTAGCAATATTCTTTGCATGTCGAGCCTTGAATGACTCACGTTTGTTTTTCATTCTTTCGCCTTCGCCAGCCTTTGGTTTACCAGCAGTCTTGGCACCTTGCTCGCCAAAACGAATGGTCTTTACTTGACCACCAGATTTAGCTACAACAATGTGTGACTTCTTTGGATGGTCAGGAGTACGCTTTGGTTTATTGTAACCAGCTACTCCAGCTCTAGCGAGTCTTGGATCCTTCTTGCTTACCATATTCTCCGTACTTTCCTAATACAGATTGGATGCGTCCGTCTTTCTGTAGTCTAACTACCATGCCATTACGTATCTGTATAGAGTTCCAACCGTAATGTTTTTTATATTGACCAGACGACATACTAGCACTTACACTTTGCCATGCCGCACTTCTTGCACTTCTTGGCAGCTGCTTTCTTCTTCATTACTTTGCCCCCTTGCGCATTTTATTAGTTTTCATGCGACTATTGATTGCCTTATTGAGAGCATCGTTCTGCTTTTGATAAGGATTCTTTCCAATCTTATAAGCATTGTCAATGGTCTTCTTTAACTCTTTTTGTATCTTCTTATCGTTGGGCAACCAGGGGGTAGAGAATGTATTACCTTTTGGTTTAGTCGGCTTTTTCTTTGTTGCCATTATTTAACCGTCTTTCCTGGTGCGCCCTTCATGAGCTCTTCGTAGGTTCCAAACATTGGTGGTACGTCGTATGCCTTAATGTATTCTTCTGATTCATTAGACTTCATTTGCTCTGCCATTAGTATCCCTCCTCGATTTCTTCTTCGTAGTCATCATCGTCGATGTCATCTTCTTCGTCTTCGATATCTTCTTCTTCGATTATGGTCTGTCCTGGGAAACCCCACTCGGGCAGCTGGCTTGCTGTCAGATCGAAAGCTTCCTTCCGCGTAAACCCTGCTGCCATATATGACTCAAGCAGCTTGAAGGCTTCTTGTGCCATAGCTAGCATAGGATTTAACGAGCTGGCCATGAGAACAAGTTTTTGTTCAGCCATTGTTATAACCTTTCTTCTAGCCTTTGTTATTCCTTGAAGGAAAGCGATATGCCGTCAAATGCTTTGCCTGCTCCGTCTGACATTTTTACTGCGGCATCAATATCTTTTTGTCGGGTAGAGCGTGGCTCGATACCCTGTTTAACTGCATCATAGTACGACGTTAATTCTTTTTCATCTTTCTTTACCCATGTTCTATCATAGGCTGGACCTTTAGTGGGTTGGTAGCCAGTGAACATTGGCATGTTCTCTCGCCAGCATTCTCCTTCGCTAGCGTGGTCTTGCGTCTTACAAGATTGTTTGCAATTAGGATTGCGTTCCATTACATGGGCTCCAAGAATCCAGAGTAACCTGCAGCTATTAAAATGTTGGCCATGTCTTGGTTAACAACATATTCGTGACCACCAAGAAAGTATGCTGTAGCTGCTGCCAGTGCATCTTGGCTGGGTGTTTCTATTGCTTCAACTGAAGTACCATTTACTATAAGTGTCATACCTCTAGCAATATCAGTCATAAAGGGTGCTACATTTCCATAAGGACCGGTTGATCCATTCAATGGTCTACCAGCTAAACGAGAGTATGCATCGTAAGTATCTTTGGTTCCCCACGTTTCCCATCTCCAGGGAGTGGTAAGTATGTACTGAGTCATTACTCTCCTTTAAGAGGAAGGG